GGTACATTCTTTGCTGACTTCATTGGCGCTCCACTCGATCTACTTAAAAGTGGTATGGTCTGGATCCTAAAAAATCTTTTTGGACTAGAGTCTGATGAGAATGGAAATATAAAACCAGGACAAGGACTCACTGGTGATGCATTAACTGTCATTCAGAACTTCAGCTTTAAGGAAAGCATCAAAGGTCTGATTGATGGTATCTTTGCAATTGGTGAAGCTGCATTTAAATGGTTTGGAGATTTGTTCTCTGGTGAGAAATCTATTGGAGAGTCTATGTCCATTCTATGGAAAGCATGGCTAGGTGCAGCAGCAGATATAGCTAGCTGGGTTTGGAACAAAGCAATTGCTCCTATCACCGAATGGTTTGCGTCTAAGTTAGGTATTGATTTAGATTTACCAGAGCTTAATATCAAAGAAATGGTTGGTAACACCTATGAAAGAATTAAGAACAACTTCTTAAACTCTATGGAAAATCTAGCTATATGGTTTATGACTATGCCCAAGAAGATTGGACTTGCTTTAGAAGAAGAGTGGGTGTATGCAGTAGCAAAACTTAAACAAGGTTTTGTTAAATTTGGTGATTGGATTTCAGGGTTGCCTGATTCTATATTCTTAGGATCTTTACAGAAGTTAAAAGATACTGTACCCAATTGGGCATCTAAAGCTCTGGGGTTAGACTCATCAATTGAAAACGCTCAAGCTCGTGTTGATGCTAGAGGTTCAGGTACAGCAGCTGCAATGGAGAGAATTGATTATGAGACTGCTAAACAACTTGGTGATATCAATCAAAGACGTCAAGAGTTGGATACATATTCTCAACAACTGATTGATGCTAAACAATTTAACTCAACCACAGTGAACTCTGGTGGCATTGTCATGGATGCGACAACTCCCACCACTGATCCTCTCGGTGGTGGGAGTGCCTACGCATTTGTGGGTGCCCGCTAATTAGTCTTCTGCAGCCAACTTAGCAAAGTACGACATTGTATCATCCTCCATACCAGACTCTGCTGTAGCAATCTCTGGTTGAGGTGTACCTGCCATATCAGGCTGAGCAGCTGATGGAAACTCAGGGATCTCATCATCTAGTTCAAGTGAGGCTTCCTGCTTCTGAGTACGTGGAGCTGACTCACCTAGAACCAATGCCAACCGAGACTTCAATTCGTCATAGGTCTTGTAGTTCTTTGGATCAGTAAACTCTGACATATCATGCTGCTTACTATACAACTCTTCCATCGCCTCATCTTCGCCAATGGCAGAAGGTGACTTGAATGTAGAAGCATCATAGTTTGGATAACCTTCAACCTTACGAATCTTCACTGTAAAGTCTGCACCTTCCCACATATCAAATGGATTAACAGGCTTCTCATCAGGGAACTGAGGCTGCATGCTATCCATGATCTTATCAAAGATCTTCTTACCAAAGCGATACAGCTTAACCTGTCCTTCGTTATCTGGTGCAGATGGATCTGAGATGATTAGTACGTTAGCAACATAACGCAATTGACGCTTACGTTGACGAACTGTACCTTTGTCAGCTTCGATACCAGAGTTCCACATCTTACTGTTTAGCTCTGAGAGAGGATCTTGCTGACCAATAGAAGTCAATGACTTCTCAATGTACCATTGGCCTGTTGGGCCTTTGAATGCGTGATCCCAATAACGCACCCATGGGGTAGCCGCTTCTGCATCTCCAGGCAAGAAGCGAATCACAGCGTAACCATTACCAGCCTTATCACGGGTTGGCATCCAGAAGCGAGGATCATCTGATTGTCGTTGAGTTTGACCTCCAGTAGCTTGCTGAGCTTGCTCTACAAGTTTACCAAGGTCCGTACGGTTACGTTTTAGTGCTGCGAATGACATATGTGTCTCCTTTGTTTAAATATGTATCGTATGTTTGTATGTTCGTATATTATACAACATTATATAGGGTTATTCAATAGGCAATTGGTTGCCTCTTGGAAGAAAGTTGAGATTCATTGCCTCAGCTTCCAACTTGTTTTTGATAACTGGAGAAATGAACTTACGCACTTCCTCCAGCTCCACTTCATTTTCTTCACATAGATGTATCACTGCATCCATGTAGGTCAGCTTCTTTTTAGTCACTGCACCCTCAATCAACTTGGCGAACTTCGCCTTAGTTAAGAATTGTTTATCTTGCTGCATTATCCTCATTTGCCATTTCTTGAGTGTATATGCCTACATCAGGATACATGTATCCCACTGTACGCTTTGGTGTACCATCCTTATGATAGGCCATGGTTGTTACACGATAGCTGATCTTGCTCTGCATCTGAGAACCATAGAACAGATCACGATAGAACCCATCACGAAGATACGCTTCGAGGTTCGCTACATAGGTTTGAGTACGAGTGAAAGTATCACGCTGCTTCCAATCCTTAGACGTCTTGAAGTCACGTATTGATTGCAACAACTCTTTATTCTCTTTGATCCATGAACGAACATTGACCAAAGACAAAGGATTCTCGTCAGGTAGATTACGAACAGTCTCAGCAATCATTTTATTCTGAGACGGACCACGATTAGCACGAGCCTTTGCAAGACGTGCTGCAGCAGCTTTTTTCTGCTCATCAGTCATCTTACGAGACTTACGTACTTTCTTACGCTCGGTCTTCAAGCCAAGAGCCTCTAAGGCCTTTGCTTTGTTAGCAGCCTTAGTAGCTTTCATTTTAGCAACCTTGGCTGCCATTTCTTCGTCTGTCAACTTTCTACGTGCCATGAGCACCTCCATCATAATATAGAACTATTATCGCATACTATTATAATAAAGTCAACAGTTAATTTTCATCCAAAGACATTATTTCCCACTCGCCATTTGTTTTTCGAGCGCGAATATAATCATTTTCAATCAAATAAACAATTGTATCGTTGATGATTGTCTCATCTTTCTGCTTACCGTAATTGTATCCCATCATGCCAGCACAAAACGCGCTGGCACCGAGTAACAACCACTGAATGATAATTGGATCTGGCATTAGACCTCCTATGCTACAATCCTATTTATGTTAGGTAAACGATACCACATTTTCAACACGGAAGGACCGAAATGCTTCTTTGTTGATATCCCAAGCTCTGATGATAGCTTCATTGGGCTGGCCTTTTGTTTTATCATCCAACCTTACTTGATATTTTTCAGGTAATACACTTTCTTGTAGAGTGCATTGCATATCACGCTCATCGCCATCTACTTTTTTAAAGATAACACGACATGTGCGTGAGCGTAGTTCTTCAAGCATTTTTGTTCTGTTCATTTATTTCTATCCTCATATTTTATCATAATAGTCCAACTTGGTTGCTTATCAACAAGTTCAACTGCTTCACTCAAACTGTCATACACATCAATGATACTTCCAGTTTTAAGATTCATTACATAGTACATCTTACAATCCTAAGATACCCAACAGGTTGAACCAACCCATTAATGTACCTATGATGATTGGGACTCCTACCATCATAAAAGCTATTATAAGAAATGCTAATATTGCACCTTTGTTATGGTACGGTTCTTGACTACTCATGGTCTAATCCCAATCATTGTCAAAGCGTGTTGTTGCACGAAACGTTTCACCATAATACTGTTCAGCATATGATGATGCATCAGTCCAATAACGCTCATCAGACTCAACCTTACGTTTCTCTTCACGAACAAAACGAGCTTCTTGAGTCTTCAGTTTCTGAAACCGATTTGCTGCGGCTTTAATCATTTCCAATCTTTCAGCTTTACTTTGCATACCAACCATTCTCCTTTAAACGTTGTTCGAACATTATCTTCTCTTCCGTTGATAAAGTCAACTCTGTTTTTCTACATTTGTTAACAAATTCACGAAGAGTCCAAATTCCCATACCATTATTGACAACACTGTAATGTTTAGTATCACCAAATCTATCGTTCTTATAAATCATCCCCAATCCTTAAAGTCCATGTTTACAGTTTCATTATACTCATAACCAGCATAATATTCAAGCAATTCTCGCTTGGTCATCTCAGGTTTTTCTATACGATGAGAATTATGAGTATCGCCAACAAAATAGTGAGGCTGTATGCCACGACCATAATAACTGTCAGCTGATCCACGATCGAATGGACCTCCGTGGCGGACTGTTTCAGATTTTGCAAATGTGACATCTAGCTTGATTCCTTGGAATTCAAAATACTCTTTTGACATAATAACCTCCTTATGCTGCAACTTGATTGCTTAACAATGACATACCATCAGAATCCTGAGCGATCAGCTCAGCAAACATAGCGGTCTCTTCACGATCAATATTCTTTTCAAGATCATCAATGATGTCAAGCAGCTCAATCAAAACTGTCGTGCGGCTGTGACCAAATTTATGAGAGCGACGAACAATGCTCATCAATTTGTTTTTCATTGTGGTTGCATCTTGGATGTCTTTAACGATAATCATAACAATCTCCTCATTTGATAGACCCTTGTCCCATATTGTGAGACAAAGGTCAACAGTTAATTTAGGCGGCAAGCAATTCATTTACTCCCAGGCTCTTGAAACCCATACTTGAAACAACATATGAATCACCATGCTCATCAGCAATGATATCACCAACTGAGATTGAAGCCATTGGATTGATACGTTCAATTCTGCTTTCAGGACCGATGTTACCAATTTCGTATACTGAGTCTAAATCATCAGCTTCGATCTTTGCCACACAAGTGTAGAATCTTGCTGTGAATGCTCTTGTAGCAAGATCAGCAATCTTTTCACCGCGTAGGTCAAATTGCATTTTCATTTTCAAAGACATTGCAGGAACTGACTCATACGAATCTGTTTGATTGATCAATGCGATTTGCTCTGAAGTAAGAGAAATTTGGTAAACTGAATATTTCATGATGTAGTCCTTTTCATTTCCTATGCCCCTTTGTCCGATATAAATAGACAAAGGTCAACAGTTAATTTAAGAAAGACGAAAAAAAAATGTCAGATATGTTTGATTTTGGATTCACAGCTGTAGATGAAGATGAGCTGGAAGCAGTTCAAAAGGTAAGTGTGGCTGCTAGCTCCACGGAAGATAGACTAAATAATCTATACAATGCCATTGTACCGCTTTTGAATAATTTAAAGAAGAACCCTGAGAAAGATTATATTCTCTGGCCCAATCGTTTAGCTAAGGTTGAAGAGTTTGAAGATATGCTTCAAAAGATCTATAACGGCTGAAGTTTTAGATTACTATCATACTTAGCAAAGCTCCAACCACATTCCTTCATTGCACCAATGCCAACTCTCTTAGCAATCAATGCCCTTTGCCGTTGTCCTGCTTTTCCATCAACATATCCTAAGTCGTTGTATTTGAATCCTTGAGGCATTGCAACAGCCATGATGTTCTCATGTGGTGTTGGGCCTCCATATCCATTGTTAAGAAACTGTTTAAGGAATGGCATGAACTTTTGAATGATATACACTCTATCCTTCATATTAAGTTGTAGCTGATGCAGAGTCTCACTTTCATATCTCCACGATACTTCAACAAGCTCAATATCATAGTTGGCTCGTTCATCTAGTCTCAGATTCTCATAAACTCCAGCACACTGCTCGTATGACTGCTTTTCATTATGACAAAGAGAGAACAAGAAGTCCTCTTTCTTCTTATAAGCAAGGTATCTTGCGATCAACTTGACTTCATCCCCACTATCCAGAGGAATGACTATCTGATGCTCATATCCGGTTGGAGCTTGATATTTCTCCATCCACTCCAATAAAAATTCTGTTTTGTTAAACATTATCACCTCATTAAAATATAAAAGGGGGGCTTACTGCAGAGCCCCCCTTCGCATCTGCATTTACGTATGCAGCAACCGACTGGGTTTCTCTCTCGGTACCAGTGAGTTTACCGACCTAAGTTAGAGGGCCACTTCCTTACTTAGGGTTTGTTGGGTACGTTTGACAACGTTGTCGAGCTTTCCCCTTCGCTCATCTTTTTGAGAGCATCAACCTTTTGATTTAGTAGATTAATACTTTCTTCATAATCTTCATTCTTAACTTGCTGGCCAGCATAAAATGCAGAATGCGCGCCAGCTGTTTTAATAATAGTTCTTTCATGGTCCTCGAGAGTATCGAAAACAATATCGTTTTGGATCTGAAGTGTAATAACTTCAGCCTCTAACAACTCAATGTTAGATTTTGCTGTCTCAATTTCACTGCTCATTGCCATCATTGACAAGAGCCAGAATACTGCTATTTCCATTTACTTTCCTTTTGTTTGGCAAAGGTGCTAAGAATCGAACTCAGACTTACGGATTTGGAATCCGTCGTGATACCATTTCACTACACCCTTATTTATGGCGGACACGGGAGGACTCGAACCCCCGACCTAGTGCTTAGAAGGCACTTGCTCTATCCAACTGAGCTACGTATCCTGTAACTTACTTTTGGAATGGAACTACGTATCGTTTGCCATTTAGATAAAAACGAATTGTTGAGTGAGAATAAACTTCTACATTTTCTTTTGTATTTCTAGTAACATTCTCACACTGTTCGACAATTTCATATCCAACAATTTCTCTTGATGTTCTGTTTTGAGCGCC